TATGGGGTGGTAGTGGGGTGGATACCTGCGGACGTGAGTCCGTGGGGGTACTGCCGCCGGAGGGGGTGGGAGCAGATATTCTCGCGGCGGACGAAGCCGCTGATGCGGACGAGGCCGTACGTGCTTGGCGACGACGGGCGGCACCATCTGCCGAACAGGTGGGAGTTTGCGTGATGGGAAGCGCGCGGAGATTCGACTACAAGGCGAGTCCGACCTGTTCGGCGTTCCACTGCGCGAAGGGCGGGCACGTGAAGTACAAGGGGATTCGCGGGCCGGTGGGTTCGGGGAAGTCGGTTGCGTGCTGTCTGGACCTGTTTCTTTCGTGCAACGAGCAGGAGCCGGTGCAGATAGGTGCGAGAAAGATACGGTGGAAGAAGACGCTTGTCGCGCGAAACACCTTCTCGATGCTCAAGAACACGACGATCGACACGTGGCTTGAGTGGTTTCCGCAGACGGAGATGCACTGGTCGCCGCCGATCAAGGGGCGGCTGGAGATGCCGTCGATACACAACGACGGGACGTGGATTCGCCAGGACCTGATCTTCTACGCGACGGACTCGAACACGATCAAGACGGACGTGATGGGGCTTGAGATTTCCGACGCGTGGTTCAACGAGGCGCACCAGATAGACTTCGAGGTGATACATCTTGCGTCGTCGCGCATAGGGCGGTTCCAGCCCGTCAAGGGGACGATGCTGAAGTCGTTTCCGACGATCATGGACACGAACGCGCCGAACGACACGAACTGGTGGTACTTCAAGGAGCAGGTGGAGCGTCCGGACGGGATGGAGTGGTTCATCCAGCCGCCGGCGCTGATACTGACGAAGGGGCGCGACGGGCGTGACGTGTACCTGGACAACGACCGTGAGAACGCGAGGAAGTACGGGCTGCTCCCGGCGGAGAACGTCGAGAACCTGCGCGACGGGTTCGGGTACTACCGGAAGATGCTCATCGGCGCGAAGCCTGACGTGATAAAGCGGCTTGTGCTGAACCAGTACGGGACGAGCTGGGACGGGCTGCCGATCTACCACGAATGGAACTGCGACGTGCACGTGAAGCACGGCCTGCAGTACATGCGGGGGCTTCCGCTGCACGTCGGGTTCGACTTCGGGCGGACGCCTGCGGCGGCGTTTCTCCAGATCGGGAACGACGGGATACTGCGCGTGCTGGGCGAGTGCACCTCGAAGGGGATGTCGATACACCAGTTCGTGGTGGAGAAGGTGCGTCCGTACATGCAGCGCCGCTTCGGGTGGCCGAACTGCAAGGTGTTCGGGTGGGCCGACCCGTCGGGTGCGAAGATGGGCAGCGAGTTCGACATCTCCTGCATACAGGTGCTGAACGGGTACGGGATACCGACGTGTCCGGCGCCGGGCTTGAAGAACAACGACTTCAACGTGCGGCGCGACGCTGTCGGGGAGTTCATGCGGCAGATAAGCGGGGGGCTTCCCGCGTTCCAGGTGGACGGGGACGAGTGCCCCGAGCTTGTCGCGGGTTTCAACGGCGGCTACTGCTACCGGAAGATACGCACGGTGACTGGGCTTGGGGACGAGCGGTACGCTGACGCGCCGGACAAGACGAACCCGTTCACGCATCCGCACGACGCGCTGCAGTACGGGGTCCTGGGCGCGACGAAGGGATGCTTCGGCGGGGTTGCGTACGACATGCCCGGGGCTTACGCGGCGAACGGGATATCGGGGCTCGCGGTGGGCGAAGACCTCGGGTGCGTCTAGCGGCGCGATTCGGCGCGTGCGCGCGAGGGGCCGTGTTTTCGGGGGTGCGGCGGCGAAAATGTCCAGCGGCTTGACGGTTTGCGGCCGTTTCGTACATTATGCGACGTGAACGCGATAGAAGACATATTCGGCACGGCGCTTTCGACGCCGGCGGGAGGCGGGGGCCGTCCGGCGCCCTCGGACCCGCCGTCGCCTCGCCAGACCGCCGAGGCGGCGCCGTCGCCCGCCGTGCCCGAGAACGGGCCGGCCGACGTGGTGCCCACCACGGAGTCGATGTCGCGGCTCGCGGCGCGTGTGATGGGGAACTGGCGCGTGAACGTCGACCACAGGCGGACGTCGGGCGTGGACGCGCGGCTTACGAGGGCGATACTCGCGCAGACCTGCACGTACACCGAGACGCAGAAGCAGAAGCTCCGCGCGGCGGGCATAGGCGAGGAGATATACTCGCCGATCACGAACACGAAGGTGCGCGCGGCCAAGGCGCTTCTGATGGACATCTTCCAGGCGAACGGCGACTACCCCTTCACGCTCCGCCCGACGGCGGACCCCGAGCTTCCGCAGCAGGTGGAGGAGTTCGTGGGGGCGACGGTCAAGGCCGACGTGGACCGCGTGTTCATGGCCCTTGCGCAGACGGGGCGTGTGCTCACGCCGCAGGGGGAGCAGATGCTCCAGCAGATCGTGGGCAACCTCTACGCCTCGCGGTACGACGACGCGCTGCACCGCCGGGAGGAGGCGGCGCGAATCCGCGCGAAGCGGATGGAGAAGCGGGTGCAGGACTACTTCGACGAGGGCGGCTTCGTTGACGCGTTCCAGCAGTACGTGGACTACATCTGCACCTACGGCACCGGCATAATCCGCGGCCCGATACCGAAGGTCAGGCCGGTGAACGTCTGCAAGACGGCGCGCGGCGTGCCGAAGTTCGTCCGCGAGTACCGCGTGGTCCCGTCGTTCGAGGCGGTCAACCCGTGCGACTGCTACCCCGCGCCGTCCGCGAAGGACCTGGACGACGGGCCGCTGTGCATCCGCGTGCGGTACTCGTCGCACGAACTGGCGCAGTACGTGGAGAAGGCGCAGAGCAAGCGCAAGCTCGGCGACAAGGCCGAGGGGTGGATGTGGCCGACCGTGCAGGCGGTGCTCGACAGGAACCCGAGGGGCTGCGGCATGCGGCTCAACACGGACCCTGTGGACACGGAGCGGCGCGCGGCGGAGCAGGACGGCGTGGAGAATCCGGCGGACTGCATGATGGAGGGCGTGCTCTGCTACGACTCGGTGCGCGGCTCGGAGCTGATCGAGATAGGCGTGACGCGCAACCGCGACGGCAGGCCGATAGAGTTCAGGAAGTACTACCAGGTCGAGACGATAGTGCTGGACGGGTACGTGGTGTACTGCCGCATCGTGGACGACCGGCTCGGGCGCCCGCTCGTCAAGGGCGTGTTCTACGAGCTTCCCGGATCGTGGTGGGGCGAGAGCATCGCCGACAAGCTGACGCTGGTGCAGTCCGTGATGAACAACGCCTGCAAGGCCCTCATGCGGAACATGGCGGCGGCGTCCGGCCCGATGTACTACGTGAACGACCTTTCGCGGCTGGTGGACCGCGACGGCTCGGGGCTCACCGTGCGGCCGCACAAGGTGTGGGGCTTCCAGACCTCGATGTCCTCCAGCCTCGGCGTGAGCTCCGGCGCGCCGATGGGCGTCATGGACGTGCCGTCCAAGGCCACGGAGCTGCTCGCGGTGTGGGAGAAGATGAAGACGCAGGCGGACGACGATTCGGGAATCCCGGCGTACACCTACGGGCAGGCCTCCGGCAACTCCGGCGCGATGCGCACCGCGCAGGGCCTCGCGATATTCACCGAGGCGGCGTCGCGCGGCATGAAGATGGTGATCGGCACGACGGACCGGCTCGTGACGCGCAAGCTGGTGAAGAAGACGGCGGACTACATACTGCTCTACGATCCCGACTTCGACATCAAGGGCGACTGCGAGGTTGTCCCCGCCGGCATCATGGGCAAGATACTCCGCGCCCAGCAGAGCCAGGAGCGCCTGCAGTTCATCAACGTCGTCAAGGGCGACCCCGACCTCAAGCAGCTCATCGGCCCGAAGGGGCTTGTGGCGCTTCTCAGGCCGTCGGTGGCGGACCTCGCGATCAACCCGGACGACGTGCTGCCGAGCGAGGAGCGGGTGCGCGAGCTGGAGCAGATACAGTTCCTCCGCGCGCTCGCCGAGGCGCAGGCCGGCGCGGCGCAGGCTGGCGCTGGCGGAATGGAGGAAGACCCGCTTGGTGGCGGCGGAGCGCCCGCTGAGCAGCCGAGGCCGGGCAGCGTGGCCGAAAGGAGGTCGGCGGCATGACGGGACAGGCGGAACTTGTCGAGGGAACGCTCGCCGGAGAGATACAGGAGATCATGGGCACGGTGTTCCGCGGCCTGATCGAGTGCGACAAGGCGTACGAGTTCGTCGCCGCGATGCGCAAGCGCGCGGAGCTCGTCACGCGCAACTTCCCCCAGATACCGGTCGCGAACCGGGACATGGCGATGGGGCAGATTTCGATTTGCTACGAACTGGCGGACGGCGCGAAAGCCGCTCTGGAAGCCGCAATCTCCGAAGCCAAGGAGAAAGCGGCCGCACGGACTCGGAAGGAGGCCGCCGCGCAGACGTAGCAGACACCGCCGACGGATTCCCCGGGTGGGGCTCCGGACGGCAACACCAACTCCCGGCAGGCACCGGGCTTGATGAGGAAAAACCATGAACGAAGAAACAAAGGACGCAATGGAAGCGCTGGGCGTCAAGCCCGGCGAAAAGGACGCAGGCGGGGTCGCCGGCGCCGAAGTGGACTACAAGGCCAAGTACGAGGAGGCGATGCGCAAGCTCGAATCCGCGCGCGTTGAGGAGGGCCGCGTCAGAAAACTCGACGCGGAGCTCAAGGTCGCGAAGTCCAGAGTGGCGGAACTTGAGAAGGGAGCTGCCCTCGGCTCGCTCCCCGACAACATCAAGGAGGCGGTACCCGACGAAATGAAGGAAGCCGCGCTTCTCCTGTCGCAAGGCGTCGTCGACAAGGCGATGGCCGGGCAGATGGAGCGGCTGGAGCAGCTGGAACGCCAGCGCAGGGAGGACATGAAGCGCCATGAGCTCGAAAGGGCGCAGGACTTCGTGGCCCGACTGAACGCGAAGTTCCCGGACTTCCTCAAGGGCATCAAGGCCGACGGCGCGCTGCGCAAGGCGTGGGACGCGTACCAGGTCTACAATGCCGAGTCCATCAAGTCGGCGGTCAACACGTGCGACTTCGAGCGGATGTCGTACCACGTCCAGAACTTCTACAACGCTCATGGGATCGATCCTTCGGGCGGTCGCGGCGAAGTCACCGCACCCGACCCCCGCACGCTTGGCGGCGGTGATACGCGCCAGCCGGCGGGTGACTCGAAGAAGCAGTACACCGAGGCGGAATACCAGGCCCTCACCGAAAAGGCCCGGCGTCTCCGCGAGGAATACCGCTTCGACGAGTACCGCAAGCTGTCGCGCGAACTCGAAGACGCCTGGACGGAGGGCCGCGTGAAGAAGTCATAGCGGTTTTGTGCCTCCGGGACAGGGCAAAAGAAAGGACGTCTAGAAATGGACCTCTACAACGGAGCGGCGCGGAATTTCCCGTCCACGCAGCAGATACAGTTCGCGGGAAAGTTCAAGGACAAGTGGTGGGACGCCTCCATATTGCAGTTCCTCACGAACGGCGATTGGAAGGGAACCTTCCACAAGAAGGGCACGGAGATTCGAGTCCCGATCCGGCCCACGGTCAACATCCATGACACGACCCCCGGCGGTGGAATCATCTACCAGAAGCCGAAGGGCCGCGACGAGGTGTTCACCATCGGTCGCGAGTCGTACTGGGCTCTTGAGTTCCTTCCGGAGGACATCGAGTTCTCCGCGATCGACATCAAGAACCCGCTCATCTCGGACGCGGCCAACCAGATGGCCGAGTGGATCGAGACGAAGTTCGGCGCCGACATCATCAACAAGGTGCACCCGGACAACACGGGCAACACGGCCGGTCGCCGCTCCCACGGCTACCAGCTCGGCGCGCCCGGAACGACGGGTTCGTCCGCGGCCACGCGTCCGAACGCGATCAAGCTGTTCAAGACGCAGGCCCAGTGCGACGCGGATTCGGGTACCACCTTCAAGGAGGTCGGCCCCGATTTCGTGTACCACTGCTTCTCCTGCCTGAAGGAGCAGAAGGGCGCGAAGGGACGCGAGTTCTTCATGGTGATTCCCACCATCATGGCGGACCGCATCCAGTGCTCCGAGCTCAAGATGGCCGGCTGGATGAACGAGGCGAACAGCTCGCTCCGCAAGGACGTGACCGCGCTCGGCTCGTTCAACGGCAACGGGAACAACATCTACGTGGACGACACCATGCTCCCGATATTCAGCGAGAGCTACGGGGCGTCGGGCACGGTGAACGTCTACCCGGTGCTGTTCGGCGCGAAGATCGCCACGACCTTCGCGCAGGAAGTCGTGTGGCGCGACTCGAACCTCAAGGACATCGAGTCCTGGGACGAGTACCACCGTTGCAAGACGGTGTACGACTGGATGGTTCGCTACCGCCAGTTCCTCGGCTGCGCCTACGTGTACATGGCCGCGTAGCAGCGGCCGCGTGAAAAAGTGAAACCGCGAGGGGGCGGAGTCCGCTCCGCCCCCCGCACCCAACGAAAGGACAAAAGAAATGGCTGCACTTACAGTCAACACCACTGCCTCGAACGGCCCCGTCGGCCTCGGCGAAAAGGCTTTCTCCGATCCCGCCACGGTGCTTCCGTTCAAGGTTCTCTCCCGCGAGATCGACTTCGC